GACGCTTCTTGAGGAAGGCCGCTCGGCTGCCCGGGATAACATCAACGTCTGCGCAATCATGACGAGCCAGGTGGGCGCTCTGAGCACAGCTGAGCGCTGGCGTTCATATAAGACGCCATCCGCGGTAGAGCAGGATTTTGGCGCATCATCTGTAACAGCTGCCTTTGCGAATGCCTTCTTCGGAACATCGCCAAACCCGATTTCCGCCGGCGGCACGCTGATCATCGGTTTCTGGAATGCGGCAGGTGAAACGCTGCCAGCGACAGCAGGTGTGCTGCGCGGCGCTGAGATTTCTCAGGCGACAATCTTGCCAGCGCTTCGTCTGGTTGATGATTGGTCATTCAGCGTCAACATCGACGGCACCGATCACGAAGTTACAGGGATTGACGGCACAAAGGCCGCTACCCTGGCTGATGTGATTGCCCAGATTCAGGAGGAAATCACTCCGACGGTGGCGACAGTATCGTTTGACGGCACACGCATTACCTTCACGAGCCCCACAACCGGCGCAGCTTCAGCCGTTGATTATCCAGAGCCTTCAGCAACAGGCACTTTCATTGGTGACATTCTGTCAATCGCTGCCGGTTCTGGCGCAGCTAAAATTGACGGCAAAGCATCAACGCAAGTCGCTCCAGAATCGCAGCTTGAGGCGCTCAGCGCACTGAAAGCTCTGGTGAACATCAAGGGCGCAGGTTTCATCGATAAAATCCTCGACGCGCAGGTTCCGCTGATCGCGTCATGGGCGAAGGCGAATGCAGTTATCGTCTATGAAACGTTCACGGGTGATGAAGCGCTAGAGGTCGACCCAGCAAATTCAGTTTGGGCTGTGACGCTCGCAAGCCAGAGCAATTTCCGCATGCTTTACAGCAGGGCTGGTAACCGCAAGCTGGCAGTCAGCTACATGGCGCGAACTCATACCGTGAACTTCAACGGCGAGCGCACGGCGATCACGCTGAACCTGAAAACGCTGAACGTTCCTGCTGAGGATTACTCTCAGACTGAAATCGACAAAGCCAAGCGTGTCGGCCTCGATATCTACACCACCATCAAAGACGTTCCGGTTGTGCTCTCAAGTGGCGCTAACGACTTTGTGGACAACGTTTACAATCTGATGGCTTACGTGGATGCGGTGCAGACTGACTCGTTCAACCTGCTGAAAACCACGCCAACCAAAGTGCCTCAGACTTACTACGGCGTCGACCAGCTTGAAGATTGCGCAGAGAAGACTACGCGCGGATTTGTGCGTGCTGGCGTGTTCAGCCCCGGCACATGGACGCTTCCTGATTTCTTTGGCGATCGTGACATGTTCCTGGGCAACATCGAGCAGAACGGCTTCTACGTGTTGGCAGGAGACCTAGCGGACCAGTCGACCGCTGACCGACAGGAGCGCAAATCACCGGTGGTTCAGATTGCGGTAAAAAATGCCGGCGCCATCCACAGTGAAGACATCATTATCAACTTCAATAAATAAGGGGCGGTAAATGTCTCAGATTGTTATTAGTGCAGATACCGCCACGATTGTCCTTAACGGACGAATCATCACGGACATCGCAGCGGGAGACTATGTCACGCTGACACCATCAAATGCCCTGACAAGTCGCGCCAACAGCTCTCAAAACGGTGTGACCATCTCCAAACGAGTTGATGCCGGTGTGCATGTAATGGTTTTGCGGGTTCAGAAGTTTTCCAATGACGACGTATGGCTGAATCAGCAGCGAAACGCCAACATCCCAGTGGTGTTTAATGGCTCTATCAAAGAGTCGTTTGTGCGAGACGGTGCAGCGTTGAAAGAAACCTACGACCTGCAGGTTGGATCGATTACCACTCAGCCTACCCAAACCAAAAACAACCAGGACGCAAATGCGCTCATGGAGTACACCATCGAGCTTCGCAACGTCGTGCGCAACGTATAAGGCTAACCATGTCCACTGAAAAGCAGAAGAAGGCGCTTGAGATGATCAAGGCCGTCTATGACGACGGCTACGCTGAAATCAACGGCAACCGTTACGACTTCGCCAAAATGACGCATAAAAAGCGCCGCAAGGTGTTTGCGTTCTTCACGGGTATCGCGAGCGAAATGACGCGCCAGTCAATGGAGTTCCTCGACACCGAGCGCTTCGAAGAGATTGAGCGCGTAATGTTCGACTATATCCTGTTCGACGGCGTTCAGCTCTCTAAGCAGCCTGACCACTTCGAAGAGTATACGGGCGATTACATCATGCTCATCACTACGGCGCTGCAGGTTATCAGTTTGCCTTTTATGGCCGGGAGCAATATGAACTCACATTCAGAAGCTCCAGAAGTGCAGAAGTTTACGTTAAATCCTCGAACATAAGCGATGACATGAGCATGTACCTGGCGCTATCGAAGGCCGGGTACGGCTCGTATAAAGAGCTGACTGAGCTGGACACGCCAGAGCTGTTCGACATGCTCGAATTTGAAAATATCAGCGCTGATATCCAGCACTACCAGATGGAGCAGGCTAAGCATGGCAATAGTTAACGAGCTAATCACTAAATTCGGGTTCGTTGGCGACCTTGCGCCACAGGAAACATTCAATGCCAACCTAAAAGCATCCATCGGGTTGCTGGCGGGCATGGGCGCTGCGATTGCAGGTTCTGCTGCGGGCATTGCAGGATGGGTGACATCGGTGAGTGAGTCCATCGATCCGCTTGTTCAGTTCGGACGCGAGACAGGTATCGCGGTTGAAACAATCCAGACGCTTGGTTATGCCGCCGAGGTGAATGGCTCCAGCGTGGATGCGCTACAGGCCTCTCTTGGCGAGATGACTAAGCGCGTTGGTGAGTTCATTTCAACGGGTGAAGGTGAAGCTAAGGATGTCGCCAGCCGTCTTGGTCTGCAATTTAAAACCCTCAACGGTGAGGTTAAAAACTCTGACGTCATATTCCGCGAGCTTGCCGACAAACTTCAAGGCATGAGTCAGGCAGAGAAGTTCTCTGTGCTGGATAAAATGGGCATAGACCGTTCCATGGTTCAGCTGCTGTCCATGACGGGCGCTGAGATTGAGGATTTTCAGCATAAGGCAGAAGCGCTGGGTGTGGTCACACAGGAGCAAGCCGATCTCTTCGCGGATTACAACGACTCACTGACAACGCTTGGCAAAGGCTTTGACGGGGTAAAGTTTCAGGTAGCGATCGGGTTTGTGCCTGTACTGAAAGACCTGATTGATGGCTTCATCGACTTCCTGGTTGTGAACAAAGACCTCATTCAGAACGGCCTAAAACATCTCGGTGAAATCATTTTCTCGGTGATGGGCATGATTCGCAGGATGGCGCCAATCGTCGCGGTCATAACTGCAGGTTTTATAGCGTGGAAAATAGCTGCGATCGGACTCAGGACGGTTCTCGCCACAATCTTCTCACCGGTAGTACTCATCACTGCAGCAATTCTGGCTGTCATTCTGGTTATCGATGACCTGCTTACAGCAATGGAGGGCGGGCAGAGCGTAATCGCCGACTTCTTCAAAGATACTTGGGGCATCGACATCGTGCCGGGGCTGCTGGCGATTAAAGATGCTGTAATGGTAGTGGTTGATTTCATCATCGACTCATTCAAGGTCGGCGTTGAAAACATAAAGCTCATGTTCTCCGCGCTGTGGAAGCTTCTGACCGGAGATTTTCAGGGGGCATGGGATGATGTGGTCGGCATCTTCGACAACACCGTCGAGCACCTGAAAAAGCCATTCATCGCCTTCATTGACTGGGCCAAAAACATCTTTGCCGGTCTTGGAAACTATATCGGTGATGTAATCAGCAATGCCGCATCTAGCGCCTGGAGCTCTGCTAAGTCATTCCTTGGTTTTGGCGATGACGAAGAGAAGCAGGCTCCTGTGGTTGGCGTTGGATATAGTGCTGATGCTGCTTCGAGCGGTGGCTATGCAGGCAACAACGGCATTCCATATGGAAATCCAGGATTAAACGGCAATCTCGCCTATGCGCCGGGCGGTCCTGTAAGCAATGTCAGTGTTAGTCAGAGTAACACCATGCACATCAACACATCAGACCCTGTGGTTGCTGGCAACACTGCTGCAAACGGTTTGCAGGAGGGCATGCGTGATGCTAACCGGATGTTTTCAAGGGGTGGCAGGTAATGAGTATCCTTGATGGTTTCACGAAGGCACAGGATTCGGGTAAGGCAACGGTAAAAAAGGTCGGGATTGGCGGATTCTCTATGTTCGCCCGTGTCGGCGACTCAACCACCTATCCATCGCAGGTGCCGGTTGATGTGTTGGAAGATGGCAGCATCGCTTCTGACGACATCATTATCGGACCAATAGCGGTGAAAATCAGCGGCTCGGTTTCAGATGTGTACGCTGATGCAAAGCCAAACTCTTCGCTTAGCTTGCTGCCTGACTACTCCAGATATGGCGAGGTGATCGAGTACATCCCATCTAAAACTCAGCAGCAGCTGCAGAAGATTAACGAGATAGCTGACCGGGCTGAACAGAAGATACTGGAGGCCAAGCGCCTGGCTGATAAGGGTGCCGATCTCTTTGGTCTGGTTGGTAATCCGGTTGCAGGAGGCGCCAAAGGTATACGTGAGCAGTTCCTCGACTTCATTGAGGCGGTTTACTACGGTAAGCAGCTTATCTCAGTAGAGGTTGACTACAGGACGCATGAAAACATGGCGCTCAGCAGCCTGGTTATATCAACTGATAATCAGACTCTGGAAACGAAGTTTGAAGCGGGGTTCACGAAGGTCAATTTCACACAGCTGACCACAACTGCTATCGAGCAGCAATTCAAATCACCCTCGGCCGCAGCGAAATCCAAGACCGCAGGCGTGGCGAACAAGGGATCGCAAACTCCGGCAGATAATTCCAAAACCAGCTCAGGTGCAAGTAAGTCAAAGTCGACACTGAAAGCAGTGACTGATGCCATTTTCGGTAAATAATTATGGATAAGATTTCCAATGTGACTGATGAGCCCATTCAGCGTCATGTCCTGCTGTTTGATCGCGGCGAGGCAGTCGTTATTCTGCGTCACTTGCCGACGGTTGAAATGTGGAAGATGAGGGTGGAATACCAGGGTGATTTCATTGATGGCGTAAAGCTGTCGCTGGGAGCGATTCACTTTCGCCACAAGAACTGGCCGTTCGATATCGCGCTGTTGTGCACAGACAACTCAGGCATTGACCCGTACAGGGCTGACGATTTCACCAGCGGGCGTTGTGAGCTTTATATGGTCACACCAGATGAGATGATTGAAATGCGCGGGGGAGACGTGCCGTAATGGAAACATTTTATCGTGATTATCGGCTGACCGTGGGCATTGGTAATCAGGCAGTCATTATCGAGCCGCCGATGACAGTCTCATTTAAAGCGCTTGAGACGGTGGATAAAAAATCTCTCGGCAAGCTATCTGTTTCAATTAATGGCCTAAAGCAATCCACTCGTCTGCAAATGGTCAAATCGGAAGATGATAAAAAATACATTCCGGTAAGGCTAGAGGTGGGTTATGACGGCAAACTGCGACAGGTATTTCAGGGATCGGTAAAAAGCGGCACCGTAAGTCGTGAAGGGCCGATACATGTTGTCATCCTTGAGTGTGAGGATGGCGGACATGACTATATAAATTCGTTCACGTCGCGAACGGTGCGCGGCAAAGAGCAGGTGGTTGATTCTGTTTTGTTGGACATGCCCAATACCAAGAAGGGGTCGGTGACAAGTCAGCAGCAGCTGATAAGACCAAAAGTGTTGGTTGGAAGCTCAAGTAAAATCCTCACCGACATGCTAGCGCCGGATGAGAGCTTTTTCATTAAAGATGAGCGCATTCACATCCTGAAGGATGACGAGGTAACCTCCGGCAATATTCCTGTGGTTAATGCCCGCAGCGGCCTGCTAAACACCCCTCAATCAACGAAGGGCAGCGCACAGGCAGACGGAAGCCAGAAGCCTGCAAGTACCAATAGTCCTAACACCGATCCCGGAGGCACGGGCAAAGACGATGTCGACTCCAGTACTTTGCCCTCTCAGGTCAAAGGCCAGATCGTGTTCGACACAAAACTAAATCCGATGCTTAGAATAGGCGGACTGTGCGCAATGGAGAGCAACACTAACCCTGCGTTGAATGGCGTTTATAAAATCTATCAGATTGAGACCAGCGGGCAGTACACCGGCGCGGCGTGGAGTCAGAAAGTAACAGCCAGACCGGCCGGTAATTACAAGGTTGTAAGCTAATTACTTCATATCAAGACAAACGGTCGCGACATAATCGCCGCCAGCTGAAAGAAATGATTCAACAAGTTCTTTATTGGGATGGTCTTCACTGGCTATTAATTCCTTTTGCTCCTTGATGAAATCACGCTTTATTTTTAAGCATGATTTCTTCTCTTTCAGTCCTTGCCTGACAAATACTCTCATTTGCCTTTCCATATCGGGAATTTGCGACATGGCGTCATTTATTTTCTTCTGATTGACATTAGTAGCCTCAATGGCCTGAAGCATTTCGCTTTCAAACTTCGCCTTTGCAGCATCAGCCAGCGGTCCAGCGTAAGCACTCGTGGTCAGTAATAAACCGGTGATAAGAATTAATTTCTTCATTTAAAATTCCAGAGATAAACATGATTGAAGAACTTCACGACACTATCGGACAGGGGGTGAATTTCGCGCTGGCCGATGTTCATACTATTGTCGTCGCAAAGATAACGTCTGTAAACGATACAACAATTGGTTGTATGCCTGTAATAAACAGGGTTGTAGAAGGTGATTCACGTCAATTGCCAGAATTCATCGAGTTGCCTCCTGTAATTATTCAGGGTGGTGGAAGTTATATTGCTGAGCCAATTGCAATAGGTGATTACTGCTTAGTGCTTATCTCTGAGCGCTGCTACGACGCCTGGTATGCAGGTAGTGATTTCGTTCCTCCTCTCGAAATGCGCATGCACGACTATTCAGACGGTTTTGCGTTGTGCGGCATTAACCCGCAGGCCGCAGCTATCAGCATTCCCAAAGTGAGACGACTCATGATGGCGGATACCGATCATGATGGGTCGATGTATCTGACAGGAGACTTTAATCAGTCAGAAGGCAAGACCACGCTGGAAGAGTGCGAGGTTCTTGGTCAGCTTAAATACGGCTCGCTGGAGACATCAGGCCAGAGTGGTGTGTCGGGTTCGTTCAGAAGTGACGACGGCAAAACAATCACAGTAACTAACGGCATTATTACGAGGATCGCATGATCGTATCAGCGCTGGATAAAGACGATGACTGGACGTTTGGTCGTGGCCGAAAAAACTACATCACCGGCAGCACTGCTATTACGCAGAAAGCTAAATGTCGCGTGCGTTCATTCAAGAATGACAACCCCCTCAACATGGATGACAACATCGACTGGATTAACCTGATGTCGGAAAAAAACACCGAGCAGGAAACGTTGAGAGAAATAGAACGGGTTGTTTTAGCCACAGATGGCGTGATGCGAATAGTCGAACTCTCGATGACAGTTAATAAAAAGACAAGGAAACAGGTGGTCGAGCTGCGCATTCAAACTGTATTTGATGAACAGTCAGTCCTATTCCCGGTAAGTGGAGCACAGAAAGATGGCACTACAGTTTGATAACAGCGGGCTACAGATTGACAGTTTCAGAGACATATTCCAGAGCCTGAGCGAAGCATATAAGGGGATTTACGGTCAGGACGTAGATTTAGACCAGGAATCACCAGACGGCCAGCGTGTGTCGGTTGAGGCGCAGGCCAGGACAGACATTGAAGCGGCATTGCAATGGCTGTATTCGCAAATGGACCCGGATTTCAACACTGGTGACATGCAGCAAATTATCGCTAAGTTGCACGGCCTCTACCTTCGCCCCGGATCGCGCTCTCAACGTGACCTTAAAGTTGTCACCGACAGGCCGGTTCTTTTGTATAGCGGCTATAAAATTCGCGACCAGGCCAATCAGGTATGGTTCGTCAGGCAAGACGTAACCATTCCCGCCGGCACGACGACAGTAACTTTCTTTGCTCAGAATTTCGGGAAGGTGACAGGCCTCGTCTCTGACACCTTTACGCAGATGACGCCAGAGTTGGGCGTTCTGAGCATAACCTCAGACGTTGCGGTGGTGGTCGGTCGAGATGAAGAAACTCCCGAGCAGTTCCGTCAGCGTCGCAATCGATCACTTGAGAACCCAGCAACGGGCAGTACCGGCGCGATTTTTGCAAAGGTAGCGCAACTGGCGGGCGTGACCGACCTGAATATCGGTGAGAACGACACCAAATATGATGATCCATTGACGGCTATTCCAGCCAACTCAATATGGCTGGTAGTTGAAGGTGGCTCCATCTCAGAAATAGTCGAAGTTATGGTGAAACAAAAGGGTGGCGGAACCGGCACAAAGGGAAACATCACCGGACGTTACGTCGAATCACTGGTGCGTCCTGATGGTTCTGTTTTACAGATAGCGCATGACCTTGAATTAGACCGCCCCATTTACAAGCCGCTATTTATCAAGCTGACGGCAAAGCGAAAATCTGCGAGTGACCCTGTTGATACGGATTCACTCAAAGAAGCTTTAGCGAGCCGCGTAATGCACATCGGCGAAAGCATTGATGCTAACGAATTCTATGCAGATGGGTATGGAACAAGCCGTGTCAATTATGTTCTCACTGACCTAGAGATAAGCGATGACGGCGCCTCGTTCACTGATGGTGAGTTGCTGCCCGGATTCCAGGGTAAATTCACGCTGGACGTGGAAAATATCAGCATCAACGAGGTGACGTGATGAACAATGACATCATCAATCGCTATACGTTAATGCTGATAAAGCAGTACTGGGAAAAGCCAAAAGCCCGAGCTGAAATCGAAGCCATGATGAAGCAGTGGCAGATAATTGCTGACTTCATCCGCAACCCCGCAAATTTTGATATTGACGTCGTAACGGGTTACCGCCTCGATGTGATAGGTCGCATTGTTGGCCTTCCCCGCAGCGTGCCGGCGGTGATCGCAAAGGTTTTTTTTGGATTTAAAGGCCACATCAATTCTGCGGGATTCAGCAGCAAGAATAAAACTTCTTATGTTGGCGCCCCGTTCTACAGCAAGTTTGCCCCGGCCTATGGCGACTACCAGCTTGGCGATAATGAGTATCGGCGTTTTCTCAAGGTGAAAATTGCCAAAAACGCCACTGCATCGACTATCGCATCTGAAGATCGCGTGAGCCTGCAGGAAGTTATACAGGCAGCATTTAACGGCGAGGCGTATGTTACAGACAGAAAAGACATGACGCTTGCTCTTAATATCTCACCACAGATATCTGAGGACGAATTGCGACTGATTGTGAAGCTCGGGCTACTGCCTAAGCCAGCAGGCGTACGTTACGACTACTTCTATCAGGTCACGCCCGGAATGACATTCGGGTTCTCCAGAAACCCCGCAGCAAGGGGATTCG